ATCGCCTGATTTCTCTTTTGGTCCCCTTGATTATGCCGAAAATGTGTATCACAGCAGCAGAATCGCCAATGGATTTTGCCATCTTGTAGCGGATGTTCAGCTTGAACAGTTGCTCCCTCAAAACCGCGGCGGCGGTCTTGAAGGTGGCGTATTGGCGAATCGTGTTTGCATCAGGCATGATGGCAAACGGGAGATGCGGTAATGTTTCCGTTCGTATGACTAAAATTAAAAAATTTTTTTTTAATTTTCAATTTTACCGTGATTACTTCTTACTTTTGGTAATGCCAGTAAGGGTCTCCTGAAGCTGTTTGGCTTCGTCAACATTATCACTGTCAGTAAGAGCCGAGCGCTCCTTTTCAGTAAGCAGCTCGCTGGGAATGCGGTAATAGTTGTTGAAGACCATCATAGTGGTGTAAAGCAGACCTGTCTTGGGGTTGAAGAAAGCCTCGCCGCTGCGCTTGTCCATACGGCCGTTGACACGAGCAAAAGCGGATTTCTTGCCCAGGCTGATGTTCTCGCGAATCTTATCAGCTTTCTCGGGACGAGTGGAAGGAGGAATCTCGCGGTCGCTCAGGTCCTCGCCGAAAAGAGTATAACTGGTGCTAGAGAGACACTCCTTCATCTTGGCATCGGGCTTGAAGCGCCTGGGCTGACCGGAAGTCTTAAGGTCATTGGTCTCAATATAACGAGAAATAAGAGAGGTAAGAATACCCGAGGTGCTCATGTGGTGCTTGGTAAGCAGTTCAATCTCGCTTGCCAGTTTGCGACCACGAGGGTTTTCGGGGTCAGCGGGTCCTAGTTTAGCGCCGGTGTAAAATTTAACCAGCTGGTCGCTCACATAGAAAAGCTGGTTAAGCTGGGCGTTGCTACGGTTAGTCTTGCGCTTGCGGTTAGCATACATTTTGCGCAGGTCACCGAGCTGAGCGACATAGGCATGAGAATATTTACTGATATCACTGCGGCGAACAGTGTGACCGCCAATTTTAAGTGCCTGGTTTGCAGGCAGACGGTTAACAAGGCTAGTGAGCCTTACAATTGCTTTATGCGTCTGCTGGTAGTATTTAACGTATTCGGCAAATTCTTTAGCAGTAGCAGGAGCGGCATCCTTGGACGCTGCGTTAGCTGTAGGGGATAAAGCTGAAGCCATTTTTTATATAATTCTTCTTTATACACAATTAAATTAACAGGGTATAAACAAGGATATTATTATAATATTTTTTTTAAGCTTTTTATAATTTCTCCGTCCCGATGGAAAAGTGTTTTGAGACCATCTTTAGTATGGATACCCATACTTTCAAAATGTAGCTGATCGATATAATTAATAAAAATAGTATGACGATACTGGAAAAAAATCTCTTTATCTCCGGTATGATAAAAATCTCTTTCTTTAGCAGATATTAATACTATGTTAATATTTAATACTGTACTTAAGAGTTCTAAATAAACAGCTGTTAACCACTGTTGACTACGCAAATAACTTTGCATATATTCTTTTTTGACTTCATGTACATGTTGACTTATTTCCTCTAATTGACCTCTACTTAAATTTTGATAAAAAGTTTTATCTTTTATCTTTATATCTAATAAATCAGCTAAATCTTTTCTTAATTGTAGAGCAATATTAGATTTTTCTTTTTTATTACTATTTAGGTATTTACTATTACAACAACCCAGCGCGGCATGTATTAAACAATTACCATCTCCTAAGGTAGGAATTATTGTAAAAGAATAATTAAAATTTTTTAGTTTCATTTTAATTACTAAATATATTATTCATCATCTTCCTGCTCAATAGTACATCCCATATTGAGACGGTCATCTTGAGTTTTAGGATAATTTTTAAATTTAAACCGACGCATGTGCTTGAGAACAGCAAATGTTAAAAATTTATCATGACAATCGTGGAAACTCTTTTCTTTCATCACTACTGTCAGTGCACCTCCGCCAAGGACTACTCCTACTGGAAATTTGCGTCTATCTTCTTTCAGTAATACGCTATTACTGTAATAATTAATACCAGGATGGGAAACTAATGATTGGTCCAGTGGAAGTAAATACGCTCTTTCTGTTTTATAACTAGCTTTGTTTTCCATGATATTACCATAGGCGCTCTCTATTTTAGAGAATTTAACGGGACTAGTTTCGCGGTTATTGTGAGTAAAATGGAAAACCGGTTTCTTCATTTTTTCACTTTCCTGTTTATTGAGAGCGCCCCAGAAGACAGCATTGACAGGTTGCTTGCTCTTACTGTCAATTTTAATCTGTACTTTCTTACCTAAATCTACTTCATTTTCATCTTCAATGTAATAAATACTTTCTGTATAGAGTTCCTTCTCTCCGTCCACCTCATCCATAGTACAATCATTAACATCACACTCGCGTTTAGTAGGGAGACTATAAAGACCTTCCATTTCAGGAATATCAATACTGTCCTTGTTCTCGGCCACTGTTATAAGTGAAGCATCAAAATTAACTATTTCATTAGTAGTACTATCCCTGATGAGAAGAAGTTCACTCAAACGAAGATTATACTCTACTACATGATGAAGACGGTCATGATGACCGCAGAATTTAAGTGGGAAACTATCACTTTTATCTTGAGCATAAAACCATGGCAGGTAGAGAGCTAATGGGCATTCTGATAGTTCAGTAGACCAAGTAGTTAGTTCTTTTTTATTACCTACTTCATGAGAAAATTTATCCCAATTAGTATTAGTTTTTAATTGACAAAAGAGCGATTGACGATTGCCAAACTGGAGATGAACATCATTTAAGTATAGATTATATTCTTTTATCATACTCAAGAAAAGATCGTCGCAAAAACGGATTTCGTAGCCTTCTTTAGCTTTGATAAGCGGAGTCAAAGTAGTAAGCAGTGAACGATGCAGGTGGGTATAAGGAAAGATTTTAGATTTGTAAGTAACCATTTCTCGGTTAGTAGGGATGTTTTGAGATTCCATCGTCTCCCAGCTAGTCAGATACCATAATGTCTTATGTTTACCACGCTGATGTACACTATAAAGTGTATTTTTAGCATCACTTAAATCTCCTTCTTTACCGGTTGGTAAATGCATGTGACGGAGAGTATGTGACTCTTTAATTTGTTCCTCATATTTGTTCAGTTTAGAAACCATTTTAAATATTTTCTTTTATTAAGCTTCTTCTAAATCTAGACTATCTACAAAACCCTTGATACTTTTATCCTCGGGTTCAATATCGGCCATTAAATCAGATAATTTTGCCATTTGTGGCTCTCTATTTTCTTTTTGATAAACATTTATTAAAGTCATAATTAGCGGTTCTTGAATATTAAATTCTTTTCTTCCTTTAATATAAACAGGTTGATATTTATCATTATTTTTCATAATTATTAAATATTTATATGTTTTATTAATTTCTTGTATATCTATTACTTTTGTATCTTTTTCTATTTTCTCTAATAAAATTATATTAATCTTTATTATTTCAGTAATAAGACCAATAGGTAGTATAAAATCTTTTTCTAAATCCCCAAGTAAATTATATAAAAAGTTATTATTTTCTAATATTTCTTGTTTTCTTATAATATCTTTGGCTTCTTGACATTTTTCCTCTACTACTTCATTTTCTATATCTTTCACTAAATCAATTATTTTATTTTTGTTAAGCAAATATTCTCTCCGATTAACAGAATAGACATCCTGTATATAATTACTATATTCATATAATTTAGCCTTGCTAGTAAAATTTATTCTTACCGCTTTTTCTAAATAATAATAAGTTTTGTCTAATTCTGGTATATACAATGGAGAAAGAGTAATATCTTCTTCGTTTATATTAGTATAATTTTTATATAATTCTTCTTTCGGTAACAAAGACTTACTTTGCAGAATTTTCTTTATTTCTCTTAATAGTTCTTTAGCTTTATCATTTAATTCTTCCTTTTTAATAGTTTGTGTTAAAAATAAAATACTACTTAACAAGGTGAATGAGCCTTCTAATGGCGTAGTTAATAAATTCTCACCTTGTACTTTTATCTTTGTTACAGTTGACATATTTTTTAAATATAAAAAATATATTTACTTAAGAATGACATCATCGGCTTTAAAAATAGCTTCATCTTCAATGCCTTGTCTGATAACCGGTTCTAATGCACCATCTTCGCAACGATAAAGTAAAATGTTTCTACTGTTACCTTTGTTATAAATTTTATCTTCATTAATAATTTTGATACCTACATCCAAGCGTTTAGCAATATATTCTAAATCTTGACTCGCCCTTAATTTTTTCTTTAAATCACCAGCTAATTGATGTCTTTTAAAAACATCCGATGCCCTATAATTAGTGCTTAACAATTTAAGTAAATTATGATATAATTTGCCTTGACTATTCATGGTAGCCACACGGTAGATATTATCTTTTATTTTAGCTCTTACATCGTCTCCTTTAGCTATCATACCATGTTTGGTTTTATTTGCTTTCTTCTCGTTTACATATAAACATTTATTGGTAATTTCTTGAGGTAAATCATTTTTTATTGCTTTTCTTTCTGCTATACCATAGACAAATAAATTACTATAAATTAATTCTTCTTCACTAAGCATATAACCATTACTTTTATTATTATCTGCTTGATATTCAAATAATGGTTTAAAACCAGTTAGTCTCCATAATTGTGGCAAACGTACCAAATATTCTGTTTGGTCATGTACTGTAGCACTATCTTTAATATTTATGAAAATTTCTTTTTCATCTATTTTTTTCATTTGAATATCGTTTAACAATACATCATTACCTAGTTTGTTAAACATCTCGTCTACTCTTGAACCTTCAATAGTCAAATAGACTACGCGAATTTTGCCCTTACCTTCACGCTGATGATAGAAACTTTCTATCTTTTGTATCGTTTCTGCTAACATTTTCAACATTTTCTCATCCTTCCAGAAAAAACTAAGGGATATATGAAAACATATATTTAAATCATTGTCTCCTAAATTTTGTGGGAAAAAATCTCGCGCGGCTTCAATAATACGGTCACCTTCTTCGCCGCCAGCTAATAATAGTTTGAACTGACCAGGATTTTTTAATTCTGCCCTTCTTTTCTCAAATTCTTCCGCAAATTCTTTATTAGGCTCTATACTAAGCACCCTGCCAATACTAGCATTATTAGTATATTTTCCAAAAACACCGCCTTTGCCCGCTCCTATGTCTATTACTAAACCAGATATATTAGATAATAAATCTTGTTTTATTTGATTATGATAACGCCTCATTAATTGTACACTTTTGCCTTTTATAGTATTCACGCTTATGGGGTCATGTACTAATTGCCAGTTGTCGGAAGCTACTTTTGAACTATTGGGATAAACCTTGTCTAATCTGATGCGTATGGGATGGTAGATAATATTACCTCTGATGTATTGTGGGGAAAATTCTACTATTTTGTCCAGATACTTTTCTTCTATTTGGTAATTATCTTTTGTAAAAGGTTTGCCTTTTGTCCCTTCAAATTTTCCTTGAGTTGTATATAAGCCGTCTTTCTTAACTAAAAAATCAATAGTCAGA